CCTGCGTTGCGTTTTGAAACAACCTTTACGTGCCTCATGCTCCGTATTTACCGTAGACTTAGAGAGGACTTTTAGAATTTTTAAAGAACGTTTGCTTTATCAGCAGTAGATAGAGATTATACACCATCTACGATTTATTGTACACCGTTATTTTTAAACTCTTTCAACGGTTCCTAAAACACCGCGCGTACCGCGCGTGTATTTAGACACAGTCTGAGCCCATACAGTGTACCTAGATTTGTCAATGGGAAAAGTCTCTTGACCTTTCTTTGGTCCACGATAAGCGCACTGAGTAAACTTAACGCCATCAATAACGATTACAGTGTCTTTAGATTTCCTAGCCATTTAAGTTCCTTTGTTTGACTTGATATAGCTATTCTATCAAATTGACGATTTATTGTACACCGTTATTTCAATAGTTGACTAAAACAGTCAACTTAAACCTTTAGTATTCAAAATGCATCAGGTGATCTTGAAAGGCATCGAGCTAGGGTAATCCCTATCGAGCCATCAAACGTTCATTCTGGTGCATTCTGTACACATAAGTTGTTGATTTATAAGGGCTAAAAATAGCCTTTTTATCACTTTGGAGCAACGGGTGAGATTCGAACTCACGGTTTTACGGATTTGCAATCCATTGCGTTGGGCCTCTCCGCCACCGTTGCATTAATTCCATACACGAGAATGTTTTGGCACTCCTGACTTTAGGTACTCCATCTGATCAGCCAGAATGTGTCGATTCTGAAGGATCATGTTTTCGTAATGATTAGGTGCGTATGGAACATATAGAAGTTCAAGCCCGCACTGATGAAGTAACTTGGCTCCTTTATGAGTGTTACACTTTACGCATGCAGTCACTACGTTAGACCATACGTTTTCACCACCTTTTGAAACTGGAACAATGTGATCCCGTGATAGGTTGTTATTGGTAAAGAGCCCACCACAGTAAGCACATATATGCTTGTCGCGCGAGAATAAAGTTTTATTTGTTAGGATAACACTGCCAGCACGTTCGATTGCAAATCCTTTACCACGTACAGCAATGATCGATGGAGTTTCTATAACGGACATACGGCCATCATTCTGAGTTCCTCCACGGAACGTTGCTACTACGTCACCAAGAGTCCACACTACCATATCCTTAGCGAAGTATGATACTGCGTCTTCATAGTTAATCCACTTGCGTGGTAGTCCAGATACGTCTAATGCTAATACATGTGACATGATTACTCCTTACAACTTTCTTCCTTAATTATATAGGTGGTGGGCCCTACGTGACTCGAACACGTAACCAACGGATTATGAGTCCGCTGCTCTAACCATTGAGCTAAAGGCCCATTAAAACTGGTACCAGCGGAGGGGATCGAACCCTCTCAAGAACGCTAATCTGGCGCTAAAAGGCTTATAAGACCTCTCTGACTTCCAAGTCTCGCTGGCATATTTGGCGGAGTGACTGGGACTCGAACCCAGAAGCCTGCTTTCGCAAACCGACGGATTAGCAATCCGCTCTAATACCATTATAGGACCACTCCAAAATCTTGGTCTGGGTAGCAGGATTCGAACCTGCAGCCTCGAAGTTCCAAACCTCGCCGTCTACCTGATTGACAATATACCCAGATGAAACCATATCGAAACACACTTCGGATACTGTACTAAACAGGAACTATCCACCACGGCCATGGCGCTGAAATGCATTTCAATATGGCACCGGAACTAGGGTTCGAACCTAGGACGACAGAGTCAAAGTCTGTTGTGTTACCACTACACTATTCCGGATCAATTATAAAGAATACGAATTTTTAAAGAACGTTGTCAATCTTTTTGATTGACTGTAGATGTATTATACACCATCTACGATTTATTGTACACCACTAAACAAAAAAGGCCCTAGTTTTTTTACTAGGGCCTTTGGTTAGATTAACTTGCTTCTATCTTACCTTAGACCCTTACGCTCCATTCTGGAGAAAATGTGCGTGCAATCGCCTGATCATTTAGACCATTAAATTTTACGCTATAAGATATGTAACAGAGATGCATGATTACCTATTAAGTTAGGGTGTTTAATTTATTTATACGCTTGAACTGGCCGATGATGAAAATAGTTCATCATGATAGTCGATTTCATCACTTTTTTCGCCACGCCAAAATACGATAGAAGTGTCATCATGGTCTGTCACTTTGTACTGAGCGATGTCAAAATTAAATGCTTTGCAATGAGAGATTACAGTTTCAATCGATCCTTCAAGGGATTTGGAATACCCCATCTCTTTGTCATTCTTAAAAATTTTGTACATTCGAATTTTCATTTGATAACCTTTGATGAATCTGCTTTGTCTTTATCTTCACGTACCTCAATAAACACCGGCAGAAAAAGCGATTCTTCACCTTGCTTGTTTTTAATACGTGCGTTATACTTTACACTTATAATTTTATCAACAATTGATTGAGTTGTAAAATTAATTCTATCTAAATCTTTGAAGCCTGAGCCTACGTCTACTTTAATTACACCATCGTCTGATTCACAAATGAGTGCACCAAGCATTCCTTCGTATTTCCCAGTGCCAGGTTGAATGCCAACTACTTTTAGTTCGCACTCAAGTTCTCCTTTGAACTTAATCTGATGCTTAGCGCGTTTGTCTTCCCATACACCAAGCATATTCTTAAGGATGATACCCTCAAGACCTAGATCATAATACTCTTGAAACTTCTTGTTAGCTTCATCTATGTCATTGACGATATCATAGGACACCAGCCAGATTTTCTTTTCAGGTAAACGAGCATTAAATATGTTCAGCAACGCTTGCAATGAAGCAAAGCGAGTTGAATATGGGATGTTATATACACCAGTCTTCCAGTGATCATAAGGTATAACATCCCATATCGTAGCATGCACCATTGCTGCTTCTTCTTTAGAGATAGTGCCCTTGTTAGCCTTATTCAATATGCCATTGCCGGTTTGACGATCTGTGAACTGATGATCTCCTGGAAGCATCACCGTTAATTCGCCATCAAATACACAATCGTTTCCAGCCGAAAGCTTAATGAACTCTTGGCCAAGATTTCCAAGCAATTGGATTTCCTTGCCATTACGACTACGAAACTCGACAGAACTATCAATAGCAGTGTGTCTTACAATAGCATTGAATCGCATACCATCCATCTTAAGCTGAGCCATCGCAGGCCAAGACATCTTATCTACAAGCTTTTGATCATAACCACTTGCAAGCATGCAAGGGTACTCATGAATGAGATTAGACCAGATCTTGTTTGCTGTAGATTCTGATGCGCCGCACTTAAGATCTTTTCCAATGATACGCTCAATAACTTTAGCATCGCTTGGCGATACCTCGCTAAGTAGCAACTTAAGATACTCAATAGCTTTATTTCCAGTTAGCTGGCGCTTGCTAAGCGTATCTAACTTAGGAAGTGCAGACTCAAGTGTATGCCACACCGGACGATCAGTAACATAATCGGGAATCTTACGCTGATAGAACTGAGTGAATGGATCGTAAGCGAGAAAGAATACTCGCTTCAGTAGTTCATTATCCTTTTCACGCTTAAGGATAGCTTCCTTCTCAAGACGAGAAGAAGTAGACTCAAGTTCGCTTAGGATAGACAGAATCATATGCGTTCCTTAATAGAATTCACGCCAAAAAACATTAGAGCAAGACCAAGTGCAGCGATGGCAAGCGCGCCAAGTACGGGAAATGTAGGATCGTGATCTAGAGATCCTACAGCGCCATAAACAAGAAAAAGTCCTAGTATTGTACGAATCATAATGTCCTCTAAATCTGATAGTAAAATTATATCAAATTGATGAATATTTGTACAGGGCTATTGATTATTCTTTGTGAATTTGTTTATCACTTCTCGTGCTTCTTCAAAACCGCTATGATCTAAGACTATCCTATCCAACGCGAATTCAACTTCTTCAACAAGCCATTCAATGTATTCGATTTCGTCGTCGGGTAGATTTGCCAGCCAGTGAGCGAGTTCTGCTTGCTCCATCGAGAGAATAACCTTAAGATTTTTTTGGTGTTGTGTCCTCATTCTTTTTGACCTGTACTGGAATGAAGCCATGTTCGGCTGCTAACTTAGCAGTGACATTCTTATATAGTTTATTTAGCTTTTGATCTTTTACAGCAAGAAGAACTTTCGCTTCAGACGGATGAACACTCTCAAGCAATTGAAGGAAGAGCTGTTCTCGTCGGAGCTTGGGAAGTTGACGTGCTTTCGTGAAGACATATAGTTTACGCATTTCTTGCGTAAAGTTTGTAGGAGTCATTCCAATAGGCGCTGCATCAGGCTTAAATGGAGGATCTCCTTCGGGTAGATCAAATTTTTGTTCAGGAATGAAAGCGTATTGGAAGAGAAACTTTAGCCCAACATCTTCACGATATTTTGCTAGTGTTGTCGGTTCCTTATTAACTTCCTCTAGGATTTCAGTAATATACTTTCGCATTTAAAAGTCCTCTAATTCGTCAAGCAGCAATCTGCATTTGTTCTTAATAAGATAATTCATAATAGAATTCTTATCACCTTTGGGCTGTTCCTCAAAGCTAGTCATTACTGCTGCCTTTACATCATCGGGGATATACGTAAAATCCACTAGTGTGATGTTGCGGCGCCAGTTATGGCGTTCTTCATCAGTCTTACAACCAATAAAACCATTTTCAAAGAATTCATTAAGACGCTTAGAGCTCACTGGCTTTTGACGTTCGCCTTTCATAAAGACATCGCCATTAGACAAAATGTTAGGAATGCCATCACCAGCGTCACCTTTAACGATGTGCTCGATAAGCCATTCCTTTAGCTCCTTCTTATTTACTACGATTTGCTTCTTAAGCATAGGGCTAAACTGCTTAACATTATCATATTCATGAAGCTGTTTAAAGTCTTTATCTGACGAGATGATCATTACAGGCTCGTGCTTGCCGAACTCTTGAGTCGATTCAGCAAGCACCGCAATAACGTCATCGGCTTCGCAGCGATCGACATTAAGAACTCTATAAGGAAAGTGTTCCTTCAAATCATTACGGATTTCGGACAGCGTATCAAAAATGACATTCCAATCAAGGTCAGATTCTTCACGAGCTTTCTTGCGCATTCCCTTGTAGTTGGGAAAGTATTCCTTACGCCAATAGTTACGGCTATCACATGCGATAACCATTTCGCCAAATTCTTTGCCATACTTTTTCTTGTACGATTTGATTGATGAGAGTGCAACATGTCGGATAAGATCTTTCTTATCGCCTGGAGCATCCTTGCGAAGGTCTTTACTGAATGCAAGAATTGCTGCGACACACACCTGCGAATAATCTAGAAGAATCATTTACTGCCATCCAATTTGGTTGTATACAATAACATAACAATTGCAAGCATAATCATATTGACTACGCTTTTCGTAGAGCGGAGTTGCACCGTTGTAAGGAGCCTGAGGTAGACTGTATACGCCAGGTTGCTGCATGACTATCGGAGGTTGTTGCACTACAACAGGAGGTTGCTGTATAACGACCGGACGATTTTGATTCATGGCATAGCCAATCACACCGCCGATTACAAGTGGAGCAACCCATCGGTTACCGCCACCGTGATGATAACCGTGATTGTATCCATGCTGAGCAAAAGCTGGAGCAGCTAGCAATAGACTTAGTGATAAGAGAATCTTTTTCATGACAGTTTCCTTGAGTTTAGTTAATTATATCAAATTAACGAATATTTGTACAGGGCTATGAATATTAGAAAACTTTTAGAATGATACAATCCTCATTGATCCTGCCATTCACAGCAGATTCCTTGGTCTTTAAGTTCTTGAACTCGTTGGCAAGGTTGCGTTTAGTCATATCGGCGTAACCAGTAACCAGCTCAGGCTTACGCATAGTCTTGGAGCCTGAGGTAGCCACTTCATAATTAAGAATGGTTGTACCCTTGATCGACAGTTTTCCATCACCAACTGCACGATATACTTGCAGTTTCTTATATTTAGTATTATATAACCAAGTTTCGTTGGATCCTACGATATTGACAGGAGTAACAGACTTGAGCTTAAGTTCGACAAATTCCTTGAGGAACTTTACTTTTGCTGCTAGCACCGATGCAGGTTTTTCCTTACGAGCTCGAGGTTTGCGTGCAGCCTTAGAAGCAACCTTTTGTTGAGCACATGCATCAGAGATAGCTTTAACGATTGCAATTAGTTTCTTTACTTTTACCTTCTTAAGGTTAGAGTAACCCTCAACTAGTTGTTTATCTTCACCTTCGAGAAGTTCTTCTAGTTCGTTAAGAGTTTTTGTAAATGCAGTTGGAATGTGCTTAGACACTGCAGCACTAACATCATTAGATTTCAAGTAAGCTTCGAAGTCTGGCACAGTATCGTTTAAGATAAACTCGTCAATCAATCCATTGAATTCGCCAATGTGTTCACTTGCAGATTCTTTGATACGATCTTGAACAGACACTAGAACCTTCTGAGGTTTTTCCTGAGGTTCACCTTTTAGTTGTGAATAAGCTCTACCTTCAGTGGAAAGACGTGCCATTTCTTCGAGACGCGCTGTGATAAATTCTTCGTCTTTAGTTTGCAAAGGCTGACCACGCTGTTTCAAGCGAATGACAGTGCCTACAGAACGGAATTCATAGTCTGACAGGTTTTCGTACTTTGCAGCATTTGCTTTGCCAACGTATGACAACACCCACTTGCGTTTGTCTTTGTTGTCGAACGCAGAGTTGTAATAGTTTAAAGCACGCATCAATGATGCGGTGTAATCAAGAGGATTAAGTGTTGGCTCGGTACTTCCCTTACCAGTCCCAAAGACTTGTTCCATCTGTACAGCCGTTTCACGGCGCTTTTGAGCTCGCTTTTCGCCAGCTGTCAGCTTTGGTTCTTTGACAATAGCCATGTATTTCTCCAGTTTATGGGATAATTATATCAAATAGACGAATATTTGTACAGGGCTATTTTTGTAATACTTAAGTACTACCATCTACGATAGTAGTGTAGAGTGCCTCGAACTCTTCGTGATCAGCCTGTTCGACGTGGAAGTTTTGTTTGTAGTAAACCTTCGCCATCTTATTTAAAGTGCGTTTAGGAAGCTTGAACTCATCGCTCATTTCCTTGATAGTTTCTTTGATAAGATCACGTTCGGCTGCAATGCGTGTCATTGAATCAGATACTTCACTAAGTAGTTTCTTGATTTTTTGACGATCTGAAGGGGATGAAATTTGTGTCATGATTTAAAGCTCACTTTGCTTTCAAAAATAAGTCGTACTACGACAATTGCTGCCCATGTTTCGAGAGTGTATGGAATATTTAGAACAGGAAATAGTATGTTCAAACCCCAGATAATTAGGAATGGACCAAGTACTGCAACAAGTATTGCTAGCACTATTGCACTGCCAATAATTGTATTCTTTGCATTAGAATTCATATTCAATCCTTACAACATTTTCAGGGATAAAAGAACGCCACTCATTCTTATCAAGATCGAATGCTGCGATAGACTTAGTGCTTTCGCTTTCGCCTTTAGGATGAAATTCTTCAGGAATAAGTTCAGTGTTGCGAGTACACCTCATTGTACGAGAAGTTCCATCTTTCTTCGTGAAGTGTACTGTGGTGGGGTTACTGTCAGATAGAAGTCCCTTAAGCCAAGATGCGAATTCTGGATCTTTAAGAAATTCTTTTGTGTCTTCAGTTGACATAATGTTTATCCAGTCGGTGCCGGAATTAGATGTGATCACGTGTTACCTCATTAATATAGTTGACAAATTGTGTAAGTTGATCCTTGGTTAGGAACATCTCGTTTTTTGAAGAGCTAAACCCTTTTGTTTCTTCCAAAAAGATTTTCTCAAGAATGAACTGAAACGTATCATCGTTTACTTTAATAACATCAACTTTCATTCTATAGAAATCATTAAAGTCAATGATCATGTGAAATCCCTTACGACATTCACTTTGATGATTTGTTGATCGCCAGCATATGCTTTTGCTGAGGACTCCTTAGGGAAGACCTTAACAACTACATGCGACATATCATTTTCAAATTCAGAGAGAATCATGTATCCCTTCTGAAGACCTTTTGTCAAGGTTGTTGTTACCTCATCGGTGGCTGTAAATTTAGCTTTTAGCAACGCTGGTACCTGCCTTTCTATCATAATAAAATAACTCCAATTAGTTAATGATATAATTTTATATAAAATACGAATATTTGTACACCGAAATATTCTAAAGTATTCTAACTCCTATGCCAGTTATAGTATCTTCTTTAAAGATTTCTACAAAGTCTTTCGCCGTTATAGGAGAAGTAGTCTTTATCTTGTGAGATTCTCCACTTGGTTGTGGCATTTCAGCTGGCGCTTCTTGAACTTCTATTGGATCTTTTTTATTATATGAAAGTGTTTGATTTACAGCAACGAACATCAATACGGCAAGTGGATCAAACACAAACACTATGAGAAGAATCATAAGCCTGACGGCTTTTTCTAATATTGCGGCGTCAGGGTTATCTTCATATATTAACGCTGCGATGTATTTGATCGGACCGACTTCGGCTTCGACTTTACGGAGTTCGACTGCAATTGGGGCTTTCTCGTCGTTAAGGGCTGCGATGGCTTTTTGGGCTGTGGCGATCTCTTCGACGATACGGGTTCTCTCACGGGCTTGACCTCTTCTAATTGAGGCTGAACGATCGGCTCCTGCTTCACTGGTACTTCGATCGAGGGCCGCGTTAACTTGTGAATCCAGTTGAGAAATTGTCTTACGAGCTGCATGTATGTTCTCCTTTTGAATATTGATTTTTTCGTCGATGATTGCAACCTTTGCTACAACATCACCACTTGTTACACCTTGATCTAAATGTGCTTTAGACAAGAAACCAAATATACCCATGCTTGTTAATAGCATGAGAATTGCGATCGCACTTACGAAGTAAGTTTTTAGTAATATCGTAGTGCGATACCAATTTTGATACAGCCATGACGTAACTACGATCTTAGATAGACCTAGTACTCCGCCCATGATTGCGATTGAATAAGGTGCGCCTGAGAAGATTGCCATCAATCCCATGATGGCATAATACTCTGCAATTGCTGAGAGTGATAGCGCGCTAAAGAATAGTAGATATGTCATAACTTTACGTGTGTCCTGTGTATTTTGCATTGTATGATGCCATTATACCACAAATCTGGAAATTCTAGCACTCTGCGTGAAAATTGCTCACGTGCTTCCAGATATGACATAGTGCCTTTGTTAGCACACAAATATAGAATCTCTCGAGTGAAGTTCTCTTCACCAAGATTAATGACATCATTCTTCAGTTGTTCTGAAGATGACCAATATGTTTGCCAATCGGAAAGAGCTTTTTCTTTTTTCTTTTTGCCCTTAACTGTTCTAGTCTTGGAGAACCAAAAAAGTTTCTTTCCAATGTACTGTCTATTATTTAGTTTATTAGTGATTAGATAAACATAGCCTATGTTTTTGTCTATATCACTTTCAGTAAATTCTTTATTTTGATAGATCCACATTTATACCATTACTAATTCCTGTAATAGTATATTTATAATCAGATCCTGCAACGAAGTTATAGGTACCTTCAGAAGGCGTACTACCACAAGTTATTGTGAATGGCGGCTCCCAATATGGCTTTGTTGTAACTGGCGAATACTCTTTGATCTTATAGTAGTCTGGTCTTAGATCAGGCCACGGAGCTGGAGTTTTATCTTCTTGATTCTGTGTATCAGAAACGCCAGTTTTAATTTCTTCGTATGTTCCATCGTCATAGTAGATTGTTACCTTATTGATCTTCTTCGACATCTTCGTACTCCTCTTCTTCAAAAATATCACTTCCACAGAAAGGACAATACGCTACATCAGATGTTCTAAATTGATCATCAGCTTTAAACGTAATCTTACCGTGGGCTCCACAATTATCGCAATCAAAGTGTTTTAGTGCCATTATGCTGCTCTCCCCCAAACGTCATTCCATGATCCCCCTAGAGCTCCTTTAGCGTAATCAGTTACGCGGTTCTCAAAGAAGTTACCATGAATTGGTGCATTAATCATTTCCTCTACCCAAGGTAGAGGATTCTTTTTCACTTTGAAGATACCCTTCATTCCAAGACCGATTAGACGACGATCAGCAATATAACGAATATAGTGCTTAACATCTTCCTTTGTCAGATCTTGCATAGGACCCATAGCAAATGCTAGATCAATGAAATTGTCTTCTAGTTCGACCATCTTCTCAGCAATAGTATATATCTTGCCTTTCAACGAGTCATTCCAGATCTCTGGATTCTCCTTGATATACTCTTTAAAGAGTTTAATCATAGATTCAGTATGTTGAGTTTCATCTACAATAGACCAAGTTACGATCTGGCCCATACCTTTCATCTTGCCATGACGAGGAAAGTTTAATAGCATAATGAATGAACTGAACAGTTGCATACCTTCAGTAAATGCTGAGAATACTGCGATATGTGTTGCAGTAGATTCTACGGTTGTATTTTTAGAAGAGATGTCCATGATGTAATCATGTTTGTCTTTCATTTCCTGATACGCAAGGAATTCGTTGTATGTAGTATCAGGTAAGCCAAGTGTTTCAATGAGGTGAGAGTATGCTGCAATGTGAAGTGCTTCACGTGCTGCAAATCCTAATAGCATCATTCTTACTTCAGGCTGAGGGAAGTAAGGTAGATAATTACGTACATAACCACCAGCTACGTCGATGTCACCTTGTGTAAAGAAGCGGAAGATGTGTGTAAGAAACTTCTTTTCTTCGCTAGTTAGTTTCTTTTTCCAGTCTTTAACATCTTCTGCCATTGGAACTTCAGTGTGAAGCCAATGACTTTGTTCATGCTTTAACCATGCATCATATGCCCACGGATAGTTAAATGGTTTGAACGTATTACGTTCTGATAATAGATTACTTTTTTCTCTAGCCATTTATAATCTCTCTTGATTGTTTTTGAGCGTCATTCATAATCTCTCTTAATTCTTTTCGTGTGCCATTTATAAACTCCCTCAATTGTTCTTGTGTTAAAGATCCAGTAATTCTTCTTGTTTCAGTCGACTCGGCGTTACGGCCTGACATCATTATGAGTGTAGGAACAGTTCTTATATTAAACTGCTTTGCCATCTCTATGTTGTCATCTATGTCAATTTCGATAAACTCAGTATCAAGATCGTTAGTATTCTTAACAACTTCCGAAAGAGATTTACATGGTGCGCACCATGATGCTTGAAATTTGTATACGATTTTCATTTACCAGTTCCTTATAGTGTTGGCTATAATAAAGAAACATGTGATAACATGTATTATAACCCAAAATGTTTTTAGTGCCAAAGCTACGTGAGCTTCTTTAAGAGTAAGGATAGGAACATCTGGTCTATCCTTATCATCTTGTCCCATTAGATGGCCAGTAGCTCTGGCCCATATTTTCCAGTATTTCATCATCCCTCACATGCAATACAATCGTTGCCTTGGGCGATTGCCGCTAGATCAAGCTCTTTGATGATTTCTCTTTCCACTTTTCTTGCAACCTTATCGGCCTTGCCGATCTTTTCAGAACGGCAGTAATATAGTGTCTTGAGCTTTTTCTTCCATGCTAAGAAATGAACACTATGAATATATTTGATGTGCGAGTCTGGTCGAAAGAATATATTAATAGACTGAGCTTGATCTATATATTGTTGTCTATCAGCAGCATGTTCAATGACCCAGCGCTGATCAATTTCCATAGAAGTCTTAAACACTTCCTTAGTATGCTCATCCATCCAATCTAAGTGTTGAACACTACCATCATTGGCGATAATTGAAGACCAGATATCATTGTAATCATTTTGTGATATTGTTCCACTATCGCTAGACAAGTGATTCTGAATAACTTTATCAAGCCAACGATTCTTGTTTAGGTGAGAACCCGAAAGAGTATCTTGCCTATAAGCATTGGCGCGATAAGGTTCAACGCTAGGACTAGTGTTGCCCATAAGAATGGAAGAAGAAGCATTGGGAGCAATAGCCATAAGATGACTAAACCTATTCCCAGTACCCACTGCATCAGGCGCTTCACCTCTTTCCAATCCCAACTGCTTGTTCGCTTCATCTAACTTCTCTCTTATATTTTTGAATATTCTATTATTCAAAGATTTTGCTACCACTGATTCCCATGCGATGTTATTCTTTTGCAGTAGTGCATGCCAGCCCAAAGCACCGATACCAATGCTGCGCTCACAACTGGCAGAATACTTTGCACGCTTAATAGCGGAAGGAGCATTATCAATAAAATACTGAAGAACATTATCAAGCATTTCAGCAATATCACGCAAAAATAGAGGATGGTCTTTCCATTCATCGTAATACTCTAAATTTAGAGATGACAGACAACATACTGCAGTACGCTTTTCGTTTGTTGGAAGAATAATTTCAGAACAAAGATTTGACTGGTGAATCTTTAATCCTTTGTCCTTAAGCCATTGCGGAAGTTTTCTGTTAGACTCATCGATGAAATGAATGTATGGTTCACCTGTCATCATTCGCAATTCTAGTATCTGTTGCCATAAGTGTTTAGCTGATACAACTTCACGCACTTCATTACTTGCTGGATCAATAAGTTGCCAATCGTCATTAGCATCAGGATCGATCATGCACTTTTCAATAATTTCCATGAATCGATCTGGAATATTAACGCCATGATGAAGATTCAGAGTACGCATGTTTTGATCGCCTGTTGGCTTACGCATTTCTAAAAAGTTGATGATGTCTGGGTGATCAATAGACAGATAAGCAGCATAACTGCCACGACGGGTGCGACCCTGACGGTATGCCAAACTAGATGCGTCATACA